TTGCTATGTTTGCATCAGCTGGTCTAGCTGTTAAAACAAAAACATCTCTATTTCCTTTAGAATCATTAATTTTTTTAGCAACATCAGCTAAAGGCCCTTTACTTCCATTAACTACTTTACTAAATTCTGAATAATCAAACTCTGCTCCAGCGTCTTGTAATTTTTTAAATTGTTCAGCAAACTGTGTTGCATCTAAAACTCCATTAGTTCCATCTGGAAGAGAATAAAGTACGTTAGATTTAGTTTTAGCAAGCGTGTCATCAAAATCAAAGATTCTAGCTTTTTTAATTGGTTTTAACGCTGTTATTGGTTCTACAACGGGCTGTCCAGCTTCGTCTATGTTATACATTTTAGCAAGGCTTTCTCCATTTAAACCAATAATAGTTTTAGGATCAATTCCACCTTTAAGCAATACTTCTGGTGAAAAATATCTTGAAAGCCATGAGTCTGTATAAACATTCCAATTTTCACCCATGCTATTACTTCTATTAGCGGCTTTTAAAACACCATCTAATGATTTATCTAAAGCTATAACTTTATAATTTCTTTTTACAGCTGGATACACAATTCCCCAAGGAACTTTATTTATAGCTGAGTTGAGTAAAAACAATCTAGCATTATTAGCTTGCATTGCGTGTTCCCATTCTATACCTCTAGTTCCTTTTTTACTTGGCAATAAAAAGTCTGAATATCCAACAACTTCTGCACCTTGTCTAAACCATAAATTAGAACCACCATTACTAGTGTTGGTTAGCATCATAACCAAATCAACCATACTAGGATCATTATATACTAAATCATACAATGGAACCATTGTTTGTTCAAACATAGCTAAATTAGCTTTGTTATTTTTTAATATAGTTCCATTTTTATCAGATTCTTTAATTTTTGCAATCGTATTTCCTATTTTACCAAAAGAATATTTACTTTTTGTCCAGTTTTTAGCACTTCCTACTAAATAAGTTAAATTTCCTGCTTTTTTAACACGACTAATCATTTTGTTCATGTCTGCTGTAAAATCATTTTTAACTTTCATTCTAGCTTTATCAGCTGCTATCATTTTAGTTTTATCAACTGGTAGTTTAGTTAAGTTGTATTGATCTTTAGCTTTTTGATAAGCTCTGTCTTGTACTGGAAAAAATCTAGTACTACTATTAATCATTATTTCTCCTGTTGAAAAAGCGTCTATAGGTACATTGCCTTCTGTAATCGCAAATTCCATAGATTTAATTGCTTTTGCTCTTCCAGTTTTTTCACTTAAATTAAAACCTATATTTGTTGTAGCACCTAATTCTTTCCAAACATTCAACGCCGGCATACCACTACCATCTTTAAATCCAGGTATATTTGCTAAAGTTTGAAGACCTATTTTAGGTGATTTCAAAGCAGAACGACTAGCAAAACTAATATTGTTTTCTTTGTTAAACAACTGAGCTGTTGCTGGATCTTTTTTTGCAAAATCAATTAAAGCTTCATTAGAAATTTGCTTAGCTACCGCATTTACTAATGATTTTTTTCTATCAGCTTTTACACTTCTAGGTTGTGAAGGTAAAATATCTTTACCCTCATAATAATCAATAAATTCTTGCTTAGTTGGCATGTTATCAAAGCTCCAACTAGAAGATATTCCAGAACCCATTTGAAAATCAATGTTGTTTAACGCAGCATTGACTAAAGAATCATAGTTTTTATCTAAATATTTAGATAAATCATTAGATGTTTTTGTATTTTTACCTAATTCTTTACTTATTTCATCTTTTAACTGTTTGCTAAATAAATTACCAAGTGATTTTCTTAATATATTTATTTTTCTTTTATCTGAAAGTTTTGGATCTTTTAATTTATTTTTAACAGCATCAGATATGGTAATATTATTTAAAAATCCTTCTACTAATTTTTCGCTCTTTTTATCAAGTTTTTCTAAATTTAAAGCTTTTACAATAGGTTTGTTTAAATTAATATCACTATTAACTTGTTGATCACTAGACACAGCTTGCGCTTCATTGCTAGTTAAATCTTCTGTAAATTGATTGTCTTTACCAGTAGCTTTATCTATTATTCTATTAGCTCTTAAGTTTAATCTATTACTAAGATACTTATCTAAAGTTTGAGCAGTAGGATCAAATTTTTCTTTTGAACCTTCTTTACCAGCGATCATTTCGTAAGAAGCAGACCTTAAGTCATTTATAAAATTTGCTCTTGAATATTCGTCCAATAAATCTTTAGGAGTAGGATCATAAAGTCTTTTAGTTATGCTTTCAAATATTGGTGCAGCAATTTTATTTATACCTAATTGAAACCTGTTTTTCCCTAATTCTGTTTGAATTAAATTACCATCTTCATCTAAAGATTTTTCGTATAATTCTTGTAACTTATTGTATTCTATCTCGTTATCAGTTTGTTCAACAAGATTTTTTATTTGATCATCAAAACCTTTTTTAGCTATTTTATATTGAGAATCATATTCAGTCTGAGTTATTTCTTTATTGTCTAAAGAATTTTTAAGTTCTTTTGATTTATTAACAAAAGATTTATTTATTTCAGATCTAGAAGGTGCTTCAAATCCTTTTACATTTTCAGTAGCAGATTGAACAAGATCACTTTGAGCTTTTATGTCTAAAACTTTAAATCTACCTTTATTAATATTTTTGCTGTAGTTTTTTAAAAAATTAAATACTTCTTCACCGGTATTTAATTGAACAGAACCAAATCCATAACCTTGTAAATATCCTTCTATACTATTTCCTAAGTTTTTTATAAGATTAGGACTTCCGTTTTTGATTTCAATTTTTTCTTTAGCAGCTATATCAGTAAAAATATTTAACCATTCTTCAGAAGAACCTTTTGGTAATTCTCCATTTTCATCAACATCATATCTACTATTTATTCTGTTTTCAATTCTATCATAAATATCAGAGTTTTCTTCTTTTAAATAAGTTTTAAACGAATCTACTAAAGGTTTCATTCCTTTTTCGTCTCTATTAAAATTCATAGTAACAAAGTCATGAAATAATTCATGACCCAATGCGTTTAATTGACCTGTTAAAGCTGATCTTGTTTTGTTAACATAAATGTCAACTGTTTTTGTTTCAGTATTATATATATATTCAGCATCAGATTCACCCCAGTTTTCTTTATTTAGACCTTCGCCTATCTCCTGCATTTCCTCTACAGTATCTATGTAAGCAACATTTCTAGTGTAAGAATCGCCATCAGGCCCAATTTTTTTACCTTTTTCGTAATCAACGTATTTTTTTTGTTTTTTATTTAAAGTTTCTAAAGCGCTTAAAGCATCTATAGTAGCAAATTCTTTAGATACTACATCTTCTATTCCTTTGTCATAAAAATCAGGTGAAACTAATTGTCTATTTGATTCAGCTACTTCTTTTCTTTCTTCATTAGCTCTTTCTTTTTGATTTTCAGTATATTTATCATTTTCACTATTAACAATTGCATTTAAATCATTTTTTATGTCTTCATTTTTGGCATAAGTTAATAATTCTCCCTTAGAAAGACTGTCAAACTGAGCCGTAAGCTCTTCTAGTTTGTATTTTTTTTGTAATTTTAATTGTTCAATATTTGATTCAACTCTTTCTCTTTTTACTTTAGAAGAATTTTCATCTAAACTTCCTTGTTCTTCTACTATTTGTTCTTCAATTTTACGCATTTCACCCTTCCACTGTAAAGGTGCTAAAGCTTGAAAAGCAAGAGATTTTTGTTCTGAAATTTGTGATCCAACAGATACAGCAGTTGCTCCTTTACCTAATATAAAACCAACTAAACCAGCATTTATAGAATTATGCAATACAGCATCAAATTCTTTTTCATCATCATAAACTAGCCAATCAGTACCTTCTTGGCCAACGTTTGTCAATAATTCTGTTCCTCCTTCACCAAAACCAGCAAGAGTACTTTTTACTCCTAAATTAATAATAGGGTTCATCATTTCTCTTACTTGCTGAGCAGATTTACCAGCTGTTTTCATACTATTGATAAGCCTAAAGCTTTTGGCTCCTAAGTATTCCATGCCAGTTTCAAAAGTCCCTTTTAGTAAATTAGCTGAATAGATTTTTTCTAAAGTTTCTTTTGGTCTTCTAACTAAGTCATCTTCTAATCCAGAACCAGCAGTAGACATACCTAACATTAAACTTCCAGCAACAGGAAAAGCAATTGAAAGCGCTAAAGATGGTCCAGAACCAATAGCTTCATTAACAAGAACTTCAGCAGCCTTTTTATAATCACCGCTAAGAGCTAAATCATATCCATCTTGAGGTATACCATCTTTATCATAATATTTAGGCTTCAAAGTTGCTAAAGCATCTGCAGCTTTATAAACTTCAGATAAATCAACATTGTTTTCTCTAGCTATATTTTCAAAGTTTTCTGACAAAGAAAGACCATTTGGCAAGCTACCCATGAAACCAGTTGTTTTCATTATAGCAGCTAATGGTGCATATCCAAATTTCTCAGCAAAATCTACTAAACCAGCGCCTTGAGTGAAAACAAAACTACTCACTGAAGCAACTGCAGGTAAAACTTCTTTAGGTATGTTTGTTGTTCTTGAAAGAGCTTCTATGTTGATTTCTCTAACTTTTGCTTCTTTTTCAGAATTAACAATATTTACACCTCTTTCTAAAGCAGTTTTGTATTTATTTATACCTTCTAAATATTCAGTATCTTGGCTAGCAAAGTTTTGAAATTGTTCTTGGTTAAAAACAGTCATTGCATCGTTATAACCAGCTATAGTTGGGTTATTCTGTATGCTTTTTTCTGCTAACTGCTGTATGTATAAATTTATTTTATCGTCAGCTTCTTTTTTTCTATCCTCCCATTGAATACCTTTGGTTGGAACAGTTGCTACCATTGCTCCGTCAGAATTAACATAACCTATTTTAACGTCTCTGTAGGCTTTGTCAGCAAATTTATTTATTCTATCTTTTTCTTCAGATTGAACAGTTTTGTAGACATCTTGATATGCTTGTTTGATGTTAAATTTTTCTTGTAATTCTTTTCTTTTTACATTTAAAATTTCTTGAACTTCAGGATTCTGCTGATATCTTTCTTTAACTTTTTTTCCACCTTCATCTTCATCAACAAGATTTTGATATGTTTGTTGAACGGTTTCATTGTTTTTAGCACCTGATCTAAGCCTATCAACAACCATTTCGTTAAACATTTCGTTTTGTTTAACTTCTTCACGTTCTTGTTTAGCTTCAGGAGAATTGTATTCTGCTGATTCATTGTATTTTTTTACAGATTCAGGAATTTTACTATCAAATTCTTCTTGCGCTTCTTCAAGATCAAGATCAACTTTTTTATTTAACTCTGCAGCTTGTTGTTTGTTAAAAGGCCACTCACCAGTTTTTAAATAAACTTCACGAGCTTCTAATATACCAGTAGGATCAACATAGGTTCCACTAGCTTGTTCAGCTTTTTTATTTGCTTCAACTATCTTAGGATCTTTTCCAGTAGGGTCAAAAAGTTTTGCTTTTTCAAGAAGACCAGCTATAGTTTCTTTAAGCCTTTTATTAAATATAGTGCTTTTGTTTTCAGCTTTAAAGTTTTGCTGTTGTTGTCTATAGTCTACGGACGTAGCTACAAAATTATTAATATCTTCCTCTGTTGGCTTGTAATTACGAGCCTTATCATTAACGCGTCCTAGCGTAGTATTTTCAATGTTATATTCGTAAGCTTGTTCTTTAGCTACTTTTTTTACTTCAGGATCAACCTTATCAGCTACTATCTCTACGTTTTCTAATTGCTCTGTTTTTATGTTAACTATTTCAACACAATTACCAAGTGTGTCTTTTTCAAAACCTTCTGGACATTTTTTACGTCTTTCTAGTATTTCTTCTCTTGTATTGCTTATTACACCAGAAGAATCACCTACAGGAGCTTGTGCTGACATTTTTTCAGCGTATTGTTGATCAAAATTATTTCTTTTTTTAGTTTCAGCATCTTCACTAAAACCCTTAATCATAGCATCTTGAGCTAAGTTTAATTCTTTATCTTCATTACATTTACCAAACTCATCTGGATCTGATCCATCAGGGCATATTGCAACTGCTTTTAATGGGCTTTTGTTATTGTTATAGCCGCATTCATGACACATATATAGATCATCTCCTCCATCAGCTACTTTCCAACTATGATTACATTTTTTGCAGTTTATTTTACTGCTATCTTTTTTATGATACTTTATAACTTTTGCAATGTTAGATTCTGGCTCATTTGCCGCTATCATTTTATTTACAATTGTTTCTAAACTCATTTAAGAATATTTTTTTATTAAATCTTTAGCAGAAGATGATTTCATTTTAATTGGTGTTTCTTCAACAGTTTCTTCAACTGTATCTTGAACTTCCACTTGTGGTTCGTACATGTTAGCTGCAGCATTAGGAATGGTTGCATCCTCTGTTACTGTTTCAGCAATAGTACCTTGTGGCGTTTGCAGATCTTCAGTTTGTTGTGCTTGAACTTCTTCTTGAGCTGGAAGCATAACTTGTTTTTGTGCAGCTATGTTTGCAGCAGAAGTAGCCGCTGCATTGGCTATAGTATCTGGATGAGGTCTTACTTGACGTGTGTATTTGTTACCCATGTAACCGTTTAAATTTTTAAATGCAGCTGCTTGAGCACCATCTTCAAATTCTAAACCATCTTCATCAACAAAGTTCACATCTTCAGCTAAAGCTTTTATTTCATCATTAGGTATGTTTAAATGATCTCCTAAGAAAGATCTAACACCTTCGGGGCCAACTTCATTTAAAGCATCTAACGTAAACCCTAAAACTTCTTTGTCATGCTCAGCATAATCACCTGAATCATAAACTAATTGTCCGTTTTCGTTAGTCCTAGCTCTAGGCATACCATTTTCATCTAAACCTAAGTTTTTAACAAATGGATCAACTAAAGTATTTATAGGTTTCATTTTTCTAAAAGGTTTTGGAATATTAACAAAATCATATATGTTAATATCAAAATTTCCTTGCATAGGATGTTTACCTACTCCTTCCATTTTAACTCTACCTTCATCGTCTAAAGCTAATTCAACTTCACCTCTATCTATAGCTTGTAAAACAGCTTCTTCATGCTGATCCATACCATAGGATAATGTACCATTTTTAAGCATTTCATTATACATAGCTAAATTAGATTCTACTGTTTTTGTAAAATTACCTAAATTGCCAACCATTTGTTCAACCATAGCCATTTTAGCTGCAAAATCAGCATTACTAATCTCACCTTTACCTTTCTTATTAACCAAGTCATTTGCTTGGCCAACTATGTTTCTAGCAACAGCCTGACTTTGAACTTTAAAAACACCTTGAGGTGTAGGATTTTCTTGATTTAATCTATCTTCGGCTGATTTTCTAAATTTTCTATCATACTCAACATTCCTAGCTGCTCTTATGATTTGCTGCTCAGGGCTTGTTTTCTTACGTGCCTCGTTTGGATTGTATTCCATGTTAATTAATTATTAATTTAAATTCAACCATTTTTTTATAAAACATTATCATATTAGCTTCCAGCTGCTTGTAATTGAGCCAAAGCATCATTAGATGCGTTTTGGTTATTCAATTGTTCTGCTGATAAATTCATTAAATCCATTTGTTTACCATATTGAGCTTGATCAACACCTGTAAGACCTGCAGCTTGACTTAAATCAAATTGTGTTTGACCTTGCGCATTTTGAGCTAAAGCATTGTTAGTTGCAGCTGCATTTGCTGCGTTAGCATTTTGTAATGCACCAAACTCAGCCATTCTTTCTGCGTTAGATTGAGAGCGGTTAAATTGATTAAGCTGATTTTCTGCTGTAAACATTGAAGCATTTCTTTGATTAGTTTGACCTGCATTAAATTGGCTTGCTTGATTTCTTGCTTGTGCTCCAAACTGTGCTGCGGTATTTTGTGCACCAACGTTAAATTGGCTTTGTCCTAAGTCAAATTGAGAAGCTAAATTTCCTTGAGCAAGCATGTCTCTTTGTAGTGACTGTTCACCTTGAGCTCTAAGTTGTTCGTTAGCCTTAACTTGCTTATCTATATCAGCAGATATACCTTGTTTAGATTTTGCAGCTGCTGCAGCTAAAGCAGTTGCTCCACCAGCACCAGTACCTGCTTGAGCAGCTAAGTCTTGAGATGCTGCTAATGATTGATCAGCTTCTTGAGCCGCCATTTCAGCGCCTGCTGTTGATACTTGCAAGTTATTAAAAACGTTACTTAATCCAGTTGCAGCGCCTCTTTGAAGGTTACCAACGTTTGTTTGTGCAAGTTTATCAAAATAACCTTCTGCTGAAGCACGTTCGTTAGCTGCATAATCTGCTAACTCAACATCTGGAAGTGCAGGATCAAATTTTTCACCACCGCGTCTTTCAAGATTGGCAATTTTATTTTCAGTAAAACTAAGATCAGAATAAAAATCACCAACTTCTTGATTTCTTACATTAGCTAAATCTGTGTCATATTGATTTTTAGCATCGAATACAGCTCTATTTGATTCATTACGATCATTAGCTGCGATTCTAGCTATATTTTGTCTTTCTTTTTTTCTTCCTCCCATTATAATTTTTTTATTAATTCATATGATGGAGTTTGAAACTTCTCATATCCAGCTTTTAAATAGTAATCTAACATATATCCTTCTTGTGCCCAACCAAAAGCATATTTATAACCTAATTCTTTTGAAAAATTTGTTACAAAATTTACTAATAATTGTATTGCTTTTTTTCTATCTGTGTCTTTGTATTCAGGATCTGATATAGCAGCCGTGGGAAGAGAACAATTTGAATTTGTCATTCCTAACCACATAGCTGCTATTGGATCTTCTTCTTTACAAACTATAAATCCTCCTAAACCAGCTCTTTTTTCTTCATAGTTACCTATTTGAAAAGCTCCCGGTAAAAAATCTCTAAAGTTTTCGTTATCCATCCAAGGTATCTGACCATGATGCTTCCACCATTTTGGTAAAAATTCCCAGTCAGATTCTTGTAATTTTCGTACTTGTAATTTCATTTAATATAATTTAATTTTTATTCTGAGGAGTAAACCGCTTGTGAGTTCACTGCAAATAATTCTGTTTTAGAAGCTGCAGCCGGAGCTGGTAAAGTTAATCTTACAGAGGCGTAAGAACCTTTAATTCCACTGATAATTCTATCATCAGTTTGAGTTAAAGATCCGTTTACGACAATGTAATTAGCTTCGGATGAACTAATTGGTGCAAAATACTTGCCTTCTTTTTCTTGAAAAGGAAAACTTACTATAGCCATATTATGCGTTTTGAGTTATTGTTAAAGTTGTATCTGACAATGCAGGAGATATTCTTGTATTTGTATTACTAACTGTAATTGTACCTGTTCTCTGTACTCCTGTACTGTTTGCTTCAAGACTAACATCAAAACTAGTATCAGGATTTAAAGCTGTAACAGCATTAACACCACCAATTAATATCCAAGAATCTGAAGCAGTTAATTCTGTGCTAACATTACTTGGTGAAGCAACTGTTTGAGCTGGTAATCCTGTATTGTCAAATGTTATTGGTATCATATTATTTACAACAGCCAACACTGGTCCACCAGTTACAGTTGTTATTGCACCTATAACAGCAGTGCTTGGTGAAACTAAAACTATGCTATACACAGCACTAAAACTTGTACCTGCATTTATAGATGTATTAGTAACTGATGCAACTACAGGCGAACCTGCGACTGCTCCATTTGTTACTACAAAAGTAGCGCTAGTAGGTGTCATTGTCATATTAGCTGGTATGCCTGAATAACTTACCGTAGCTGTTATATTTGTATTATCAAAAGGTGATATTTTATAAGGCTGAGTAAGTGCAGGTGAAGCAAATGTAGCATAAGTCATGTTAACTGTAGGTATACTCCAAGACAATAAAGTCTTAAGTGTTGCCACACCACTTACCGCTACAGTTCCTGAAGAAGCTGTAGAAGGTACAGTTAAATTATACTCATACTTAGCATTATCTTGATTGTTAGCTACCGCAGGTGATGCCGCTGTTACTCTACTTATTAATGCTGCAGTTGGATTAAAAGATAAAATTCCAGAAATGTCAACTACTATATTTGCAGGATCTATATAATAATCAGCATCTGATAACAATGTAAATGCATAAGTTTGAACGCCAACAATGTTAAATACTGTAGAAGCTGGAGTAGGTGTTGCATTAGCCACTGCATCATTAATATTTATAGTTAATAAAGCTGGTGTGCTAGCTAATATAGCTCCTACGCCACCAACAGTAAGAGTTTGAATAGAATCAGTAGAACCAATTGTATAAGCAACTCTAAAAACTATATTTCCTTCAGCTGTTAAACCAGTAGGATTGGTAACTGTTAAACTACTATTTCCACCAAGAGTTATATCTCCAGGCGTAAGAAATTTATATGCTAAACTTATAGGTGTAGCAGTTATTATCCACTGAACTACATCTCCTTGTTTTCCAATTAATGTTGATTCACCTGTTAAACTTCCATTTACAGCCGTACCTATTATTTGCAGCGAAGTAGATATTGTATTTATTGTTTGTGGTAAAGTACCCATACTTGTTACATCGGTTTCTATAAAACTTAATAACCAACCACTAGATCCTTCATATCCTAATGTATTAAACTGTTTTATAGTAGAAGGAGATTCATTAAATATAGGTTGCACAAAAGAAGGTTGAGTTCCTAAACCATAAAAGTTATTTCTAAATCCAGGTGTAGTGTCATTGTGTCTCCATAAACTACCTTGATAAAAAGTATAATAAGTATTATTTAAACTTAAACCAGACTCTTGATTAAAAGACCTAAAGCTACTCCATCCTTTAGAATTTTCATCATATGCAATAGTTAAATAACCATCAGTAGCAGTTCCAACGTTTGTATCTGGATTACCATCTAAACCTTGGCCTACTATAGTTAGCATTAATAAACTAGAATATTCATCATAGCTACTAGTAATAGTTATAGCAGCTTTTAAAGCATCTCTAAAAAAATCTGCCATACCTATATTAGATATTTCTTCAATACCTTGAGGTGATAGTTTTAAAACAGATCCATTATTTCTATCTGTAAAGTATTTGTTAAATCCAAATTCAGCATAAGAAAGTGGATCTTTAGATATACCAAAGCGACCAGCATAAGGTGCTACTGTACCTAAAAATTGTGTATTACTTGTTACAGGTATTTGACCACCTTCAGCAGAGTAAATAAAATCTTTATCAATAGGTGATCTAGATATTTTATCTTCTTGAAAAATTAACAATTGTGTATCATCAGCAGCGAGCTTCTGTATTGAGCCATCTTGTGGATCTACAGATACAGTTAAACCGCCTTCAGATTCATTAAATTGATTTATATAGTTAATACCAGTTCTAGAATTAAAAAGTCCACTAGAATGTATTAAAGTGTTAAATCTTAATTCTTCAGCAAAGTTATCTTGTACAACAAAAGCTCTAACACCAACATCAAAAAATTGCTGATTGTATCCAGCTCTTAATCGGTTTAATTCTATATTAGCTCCTGCTGCTGCACCTGGAGGTTGAAAATCTAATAAGTAACAATTAAAAAAATCTATATTTATAGCTATTGCTTGTATGTTAGTAACCAATCCACCTGTAGATGTTTCATAAAATATATCTAAGTCAGATTCAAAAGGTTGTGTTTCGTAAACAGCTATACCACTTGAAACTGCTGCACCACTATTATTAACTGTTGTTGTTGAGGCTTCTCCTGTTGGATTTGCTATAGCTTGAATAGATTGTAAAGCTCCATAAACAGAAGATACAATGTTTTGACCTCCTACATACTTAGGATAAACAGAAACATCACATGGAGATATTGTAGCTGATGTACTTGGTGGTATAACAGCTGTTTGATCTCTAGGTATTTTATTTTGACTATCACCTAATCTTTCTACAACATTAAGTGAAGATACAGCTGATATCCAGTTATAATATTCTTGTTCTCTTTGCTTTACAACAATTCTATAGGTGTAAGCCCATGTTGGAATTTGATTAACTGGATCTGTAAATACAATCCTTAATGCGTTAAATGCATCTGTTGAATCAGCTGCACCAGTAGTTGGATCAACATAAACCGTATCACCACCTGAGTTTGATAATATAACAGGTGATTGTCTACCAAATTTATCAGCTAATACAATACCTATTTGATATGTTCTTCTTGATTTTAAAGAAAGTGGATTTACTCCTGGTCCCCACTTAGCTCTAGCTGCGTTTTCACCAGTTCTAGTTACTGTGAAATCAATGTTTGGTATATTATAGTTTTGTAAAAAATTTCCATAAACTAATCTACCTCCTACTAGTTCTTGTGATTGAGCTATTCTAGGAACAGCATCGTACACTCTAGTTAACTGATCTCCTGGTAATGTTCTAAATGGATCTTGTGAAGCATAGAAAAAGTTTATTGAAGCTTCACCTGCAACAGGCTTATCTTCAACAACATACAAAGCAGTTGATCCTGTTTCTTTGTATATTAATTCTACTTCTGTTATACCATAACCAACAGGTGTTGGTATTTGAAATTGTACTGATTTTATAGCATTTACAAAAGTTTCTATTTCTCCAAAAGTATTTATACTTGTAGATATTGCGTCAGGATTACCCATCCTAGAGAATATAGTTGTAGAAAAAGGTGCTAATGTACTATACTCACCATCGTCAAACTTCCATCTATAAGAAAATCTTACTAATTTTTCTTCTAAAAAGTTAGAAGTAATAGGATTACCTTGTTCATCAGTAGTACCAACGGCAAGAATTGTTGGAGAAAGATAAGGTGTAAATTTAGCTACAGAAGCTAAGTTGTCAAATGATACAGAAGTATAGTATGTAGGATCATTTACAGCTCTTACTACGTTTATTTTTCTTGGAGGATTTCTATTGTCAGTCCAAAAAAGTAAATCATCAACAAGATTTATTCCTGATATTTTAAAGTCTTTGTGAAAATTTAAATCTGCTCCACTTACTAAAGTTCTTAATTGTTTTGATGATTGGTCATATGAAAAAATACCATGAGTACCTCCATTACTTCCATCATAAGAATCGTTAGATGTTACGTAAAAATATATTCTATCATCACTATTGCTTCTATAAGACCCAATGCAAGATCCGTCAGTTATACCTGAAGATGCAACTTGAATATTACCTAATAAATTCTCAATAGCACCCATATCAGCACTTTCCGACTTACCAACGTTGATATTTAGAGCCTCTCTATATTCGCCAGGAGGAACTAATCTATCATCTTTGTCTCGATTCATTCGGCCACCGTTAAATTGCTTCTTAATTTCTGGCATATAATTTTATTAGTGTTTTATCCATTTAGCTTTGTTGCGAAATATATTAGTCATTTCTTCTATTTTCATATTAGATATTCTAATTTTTGCATTTTGCATTTTAGCGTATGCTTCTTTTTTATAAAGAGCTACACCACCGGCTGCAGATGGTCTAAGTTTACTTAAGTTATAAAGCATTGATGCGTAAACAGCATCTTCAGCTAATTTAGGTACTAAAACATTATCAAAATCTCCATTTTGACCCAAGCCATCAGAAACATATGTAAGAGTTATATACATGTCTGTAGAGAAACTAGAATCAAAATATATTTGTCCTGCATTTAAATCTAATACAAAAGTTCCATTTATGTTAGCAAACTGTGGAGTTAATCCGTATCTAGACCCAAAGTATCCAAAACTATCGGTTTGAAAAAAACCATTATAATAATCTAAAGCTTCTGATCGTTCTGTTGTAGTATTAGATTTTTGATACCTATCTATAGTTTCAGATGTTTCTGCAAATATAATATTACCTTCTTGATCATATAAATAATGATAATTTTCATCTTGAGCAACACCTTTGTTTGCGTGTGTTACCGCACTTGGTAGTATTGTTCTTTGAACACCAGAACCATCAGTATAAGAAATTTTTATGTAATTAACGTAGTCAGATGGTAAAGACATTTGTAATGTGCTACTAAGCTGTATTTCAATAGCTTTTTCAGAATGAAATACATCATAACTAAATTCTTGAACCGATCTTTGAGCCCAAAAAGCAACTTCATACCGAGGAACCTTTGTTAGCACCTTGCCATCACCTACATATGCAACAATAAAATTATTTATTATATCGTTAAGATTAGTTCTCCTGTAATATCCAGGGATTGCTAAACCAGTTCCTCCGTCTAATGCGGAGTAATTGTTTACGTCTAAAGGTCTTCTTGATACTGCCATTATTGTTCTTGTGCTGAGTTTTGATTTTCTTTACCTTGTGCAAATCCTGATACGTCTGCTTGTTTTATAACAACACCTGCGTAATTTAATATTCTAACAACTAAATTATTCTCTTCAGAAGGATGTAGTTCAAAATTGTAAGATTTAGCGCTAGTGTCATAACTGTCAGTATCAGGATCGAACAATGTAGGATCGTAATAAGGGATAGTTCCGTTTAAAATGTACCCCCATTTAGGTCTTATTGGTTGTTTTATATAATCAAGTTTTACACCTGTTGTTACTGTACTTGGATACACAACTAAATCTTTACCATTCATAGTATAAACTGGTTGTGTAGATACTGGAGCGGTTAAAGGTGATAAATTTATATATTTTATTTCGTCGTGAGAAGCTATGTCTGCAACAACATTATTAACAGAAACAATACCTATTCTATATAAATCTTCAGGTATTGGAAATTTTTCATTAGTTTTAGTTAAATTTCCTTCCTTATAAAAAACATTAACTTTTTCAGCTAAATACAGAGTTGGATCTGAAAAATCACTTTCTACAAAAGTTTGGCTTTCGTAAGCTGCTGACTTTGGAAAATATGTTGCAAAAATTTCATTTTGAACTTGCTCTGCAAGTCTGTTAAATTCATCAGGCGTTATATATCCTCTATTGTCTTTGTTAGAAATAACAAGTACAGTTTGGTATACATTATTTATATTTACCATTAATTTATTTTTATCGTTAATTAGTTGATGCAAGGTTGATTTCTCACCTTACATCAGGTAAGCTTTAATTAAGCTTTTTAGTTAGAGACTTCATTAACATAACTCCGTCATCTGTTTTAAAGTATTGAGATAAAGCAGCATAAGGATGTTGCTCGAAAGGAACTGTAAGTATCTTTTTACCGTTAGCAAACTTAAACACTGTGTTATCATCTGTTAATAAAATTACACCTTGTTCTACAGCTCTATTAGCTAAATTCCTTAGTTTAATATCTTCATCTTCAGATATTTCAATAAACAAAGCTGGTTGAGATTTTGCAAATCTATAAGCATCTCTTTTTAATTCTCTTGAAGACATAGTACTAACTGCACTACCTAATTCAGTACGCATGATAGCTTCTAAATGTTCTATATCTAAAGTTTGAACTAAGTTTAATGCTTCCATTTCAAATTCTAATAAATCAATTTCATCTTCAGCATCTTTAGCGGCATCTGCTTCTATCCATAAATTACCTTTTAAAGGGTGATATAAAGAAAGCATTTTTTGCATAGTAACCTCAGTTCTAGGTACATTAAGTATACCGTCTTGAAATATAACATGAGTTAAAGTGGAATAACCATTTTGTTCATCTGCAAATAAAGACTTTTGATTAGTAGCTAATCTTAATTCTCTATTCATTTTTAATCCTTCGTCAAACCATAATAAAGGTTTTCTAGGAGTGTGTTTTGTTTGAATAGTATAAGTTACTGGAGAATGATTTCCAGTTAAAACATATACTCTATCTTTGAATTCCCAGTCTTTTTCAACTTGAATACTTGAACTTTTTTCTTGTGTTGTCATGATTAAATAATATAAAATAAGAATACTGGGCTCCGAAGAGCCCGTATCCTATAGTTAAAAATACTAAGCTTTGAATAAAACAAAGTTATTAGCTGCTTGAGTGATAAGACATCTTTCACTTAAGTAGTTAATTTTCATTTCATCAATATCAGAAGTAGGAGAACCAGTTCCAACAGATCCTGTAATCCAAGATTTATTTTTACGGTTTTCAGTTTCTGAAGATCTATATCTAATGTGTAAGAATGGACGCTTGATGTTTTGACCTAATTGTTGATCGTAAACTGTAGAAGTTCCAGCAGGAATTAATACACCTTCGATGTCTCCAAAACCTCCACGAGTTGACCAGTCATTTAAGTATTTCCAGTCAGTTTTGTAAAAGTCATAAGAACCTCTGCGGTATCCTGTGAATCCTAAGTTAAGAGCCATATCAGCACTGTTGTTAAATACACCAAAAGATGTACCATGAGCGTGATTAGCTGTTCCAGCATATGCACCATTTTGTTGCGCTAGAATATCATCAATTTCTAAAGAAAGATCACGATTTAAGAAAAGCATGTTTTCTTCAATTGCCCCTTGCTTGTCTAGTTGCTTGAGTACATTGTCAAAATCTGTTAATGCACCACCACCTGCTTGAGCAGCTGCTTGAGCACCAAATCCTTGATAAACATTTCCTCTAGCTTCAAGAGCTTCAAAGAAACCTTCTGTACCACGAGCGTTTTGCGTGCCTAAAGAACCTCCAAAAGTACCTAGTGGAATAGCTGCTCCACCTGCTACTTTTTTAACGCCTTCAACCATAGACATTTCAAGATAATCTTCCCAACGAAGTCTATTTTCATGTTCTGATTTAACGTACCATAAGTAACCACCTGCACCATTTTCAGAAGTAACTTCAATCCAACCAATCTGAGCTGTGTCAGAACCATTGATTTGATAGTTTTCTTTTAGAATAATAGGAGCATTAGCAAACGTTGCATATCCTGGATCTAGCTTTTCAGTAAAGTTTCCTGTACCTTTAGCAAATTCAGAACCGTAAACAATTGCTGTAACTCTAGATGCTGCTGCAATTTGTGCGTGAGCTGCATATGATTGTACTTGGAACATTTGTCCCGCGCCAACAGCACCTGCACCAACACCTACATTAGTAACTACACCTTTAATAACAGCGCCAGTTCCACCAACTGCTGAAGTAGCTGAAGTTTGAACCTGTACCATTACAGTTTGTCCTATTCTAAAATTACACTGAAGTGTATTAGCTGGAGCACCTGTTAAACCTGTGCTAGCAGGCTGAGCAACTGGTACTTCAAAATTTAGTATACCACCTGCGGCAGCGGCTGCAGCAATGATTGCTTGTCCACCTCCTGCTGCTGGCATCACTCCTGCTGTACCTCGAGGAATAACATTTGCATATCTTGTATGTAATCTACCTTGTTCAGTCCAGATTATTTGATCTGAAGTTGAAGGCATTTCCGCAGATACCATACGAAGGAAAGAACCGATAGATCTGTTTCCATATCTTTCTACTTCTTTTTCGTACACATCTGGTAAAAATTGTTGTGTCCATTGACTAAAGTTTGCATCAGTGAAATTAATGTAATTTCCACCGTACATTGCTTTAGTTTGGGTTGGTTGTAAAGCGGCTGGTATGCCTGCTGTAAAAGCCATATTGTTTTGATTTTAAGTTGTTATTATTATTTCCATTTTATTCGCAACTTGTCAGAAGATTCGCCTGATACTACTCTAATTTGATCACCTTGTTTTGTCATAACTGAAGATCCATCGCTTCTAGGGTCCATGTTTATGTTTTTAGCTTTTCTAGCTGAATCTTTTATAGCGTCGGCACGGCCTTGCTCATAAAAATGATTAGCTATTTTATCTGCATTTTGCGCAGCAAAAAGTGCTTTATGGTATTTTCCCACGTCTTGTGCACCACCTTTACTCTCAAACTGGTTTAAAAAATTTGTAATATCTGACTGGAACTCTTTTGTTTTTTCAGGGTTTTCAACTTTAAACCTATATTTGTTTTCTCCAACATTAAAATCAAAACCTTTGAAATTATCGGAAAATACTTTTTCAGTTTTACTGTCAAAATCATTTTTAAATTTTATTCGTCCTTCAGCCTGTTGCTTTTGTTTATTATAATACTCAAAAGCCTCTTGATATTCAGGAGCAACATTATCTTTTTTTCTTAACTTAAGATCATTATAATATTGTTCTTTTACTTTATTAAAAGTATTTTTAGCATTAAATAATTCTTCTTTAAAAGCTAGTTGCCTAGCTTTAACGTCAGACGCTTCGTCTAACTCTGCATCATAAGAAAAGTTTTTATCCATTAAAAAATTGATATCTTCTTTATCTAAATGCGGTTTTGTAAATTCATAATACTCTCTAACTAAACTTACGTTATCTATTTTATCTATATCTCTATTTAGCTTAGTGTAGTCTTCAACACTACCTCCAGTGTCTTCCATAAACTTAATAAGTTTATCAACACCTTCTGGCAAGTCTATACTAGTATCTTGTATTATTTCTTCTTTTGTTAAAGGAATAGGTTTTTCTTCTATTTCCTTTTGTTGTACTTCTTCTTCTTCTTCTTTAACTAATTCTAAAGGAGAATCTTCTATAGTTTCGTTTACTTCTTCTTTTTGGGTTGAAGTATCTTCTTGATTGGATTCGACCCGTACTTTGCCGTCCACTTCTTGGCTATCTCCGGTTCGTTCGCCCACAGAAACCTTCTCTGTTTCTCGCTCTTGAATGGCATCTTTTTCTTGTTTTTTAGGTTCTTCATCAATGTTAACTTTATAAACTCCATCATCTTGAAGTCCATATTCTTTATCTACTTCACCTGATTCAACAGCTTTTTCAAGTACAGCTGCTTCTTTCTCTTGAGGAGTTATTACAACATCCTCATTTCCATCAACAACTTTCACTTCAATTTTTTCTTCTGTATTGTTTTCCATAATTTTATAAAATATAATAGTTTTTAAATTTTAAGATGCTTCAAATCTTCCCATATCAAAGCCACCTAAGGTATCATTACCTGCTGATTCAAAATCTTTAGTGGGATTATCAGTATTAGGAGCTCCACTAATTCTACCTTCAACTTTCATAGCTTCTTTAGTTAAAGCCGTAGCATTACTTCTTTCAGCAAGTTCCATTTGTGATTTTAATTCTAATTCTTTTAACTGAACGTTTAAATTAAATTCATATTGCATTAGTTCTTTTTTAGATCTGGTTTCAAGTTCCATTTTTTTTATTTCAAACTCTATATCAGCTTGCCTGTATTGTATTTTAGATGCTGTTTTAACTTGTTCAGCATCAGCTTTTGCAGCTTCTATTTCTATTTGAGCTTGTCCTTGAGCTTGAGCTTGTGCAGCGCTAGCAGCTTGTGCTTGAGCTTGATCAGCTTTTTGTTTAGATTGTCTTCTGTATTTTAATAATTGATTAGCTAGTTTAACATTTTTAACTTCTCTTATGTCTATAGCATCTTCAAGAAATATATCACCTTTAGACAAAGCCATTTGTATATTGGCTTCTAATAAAGCTTTTTCATCTTCATCAGGTTCTAATTCTAAAAATATACCAAAATCATGTAAGTTTAAATTTTTAACTTCTTCTAAAGATCCTACTGAAAATTGTCCTATTGAATCTATTAAGGATTCTTTTGTTGGATGAAATTCTAATACGTCTTTAAACCTAAGAGATATAGCTTCAGCTAATGATGTTGTTATAAACATACTACTATAAAGTATATGTCTAGTTGCTACGTTACTATTTGCTGCAGCTAGTTTTTGAACACCAACTAAAGAATTAGGATCTGGATCAGAACCATCTCTAGCTTCATTAAGACCAGTAACATCTCTCATCATTTGTATATACTGATTGTATGCACCAACTAAAACTTGAACTTGTCCTCCGCCACTTCCTGGTAATTCTTGTATTGGAACTTTACCAGCGTTTTGATCACCTTCAACAGTTAAAGATCTACCTATTATAGAACCTGTTTGAAAATACATGTTTAATGCTTCTTGAGGATTATAGTTATTTCCATTACCTAAGTCTATTTCAGCTAATCCATCAGCATCTAAATAAACACCTGAAGGTGTCATTCTTTGTATTGCTTGTTGAAGTTTTAAATGAGTTAATTGAACTAAATCTGCATAAGGTGTCATTTTAGCTACTAATGAATTTATATTACCTTTATACATCCTTGGTGCACTAGCAATGTAATTCATCATGACTTTGTTAATGTTAGCATTAGGTCTAACCATATTAGTTGCCTTTTGCCATTTCAACAATTGTTGTGTTCCTAGAACTAATACACCTTCATATATAACTTCTCTTGTTTGTTTTACTTTTTCAAATCTAACAGAATCTTCTGGTGGATCAAAAGTATCATCTTTTTCTATAGCTTTTTTAGCACCAGTAGCAACTTCTTTTATTTTATATACATCATGCTCCCAAGTTTTCCAATTAAAATACAAAACTGTTAACGTGTTGTTTTGAGATAAAGAGTCATTAACTTGATAATCTTGAGGACTATATGTATTGTAAGTATTCCAGTTAGAACCTTCTTTTACTAATTGCTCTATTTCTGAATTAGGTAAATCAGGAAATTCTTTTTTAAGTTCATTTACTTTTATGTTTTTTACTTCACCAAAATAATAACAATCTTCAAAATTAGGATCTTCAGTGTAAGACCAAACTAAATTAGCTGGATCAACATATTCAACAACTACTCCATCAGTATTATTAAAACCGTGTTTAGCACAACCAATACCTATAGTTGCTATATCATAATCAATTCTTCTTTTTGTTTGATCATAATTATTTGATTTAAAAATATTTTCTATTGCTTGTTCTTCAGCTAATTCTATACCTTGCTTATAATTAAGTTGCATGTATAATTCTAACTCTTCAGTATTAGCTGGAAGTTCGTTTACGGCAAAATTCCTAGCTGAAACGCCTAATTCTGTTTCTATTTTTAACAGTAAATCAGCAGTATTTAAATCTTGTTGAACATCGTTAACAAACTTTGTTCTTTTACCAGTAGATAAAGGATCTTGTCCAACAGCTTTTATAGTAAAAGTTCTATCTTGCATACCGTTAACAACGATGTCTACAAATTTAGGAACTATAGGTACTGGTTTCCAGTCTAAGTTTAAATAAGACAGATCTCCATTTATAGCAAATTCATCTTTATATTTTCTTATAGATTGCTCACCACGAGCATACAACCTTAGTCTATGGCATTCTTCTCTAGAATTATAAAACCTACTAACCCCATTGTTGTCTTTATTAAACCACTCTTGTTCAATAGCTCTACCTACCGATAAACCATACTCTTGAGTCTTTTTAACAGAGTCGGACACTGCTTGACTAGGGAATGTGTAATTTTTCGCTTTTATTTTTGCCATATTTATTTTATTATCTCACTTCTTGATCCTTCATTCTTATATTTTGAAAAAGAAAAATCAAGTGTTTTAACTACTCTTTCCGCCCTTGGGCGATACAAATGTTTACGACATGCCATAATAGCTAAACCGCTACTTATAGATGCATCGTACGCTGTTCTTTTTGATATGTCAAACTTAGCCCAATCTTCTAATGTTCTTTGAAAAAACATATCTCCATGGTTTTCGTCTTTAGCACCAACGTATTCTTCTATATATGATTCAATAGCAGCAGCATGTGCTTGCTTTATGTCTTCTGAAGAGTTAGGAATACCTCCTAATTCTAATTCTGTTTTAGATAAATTGCCAATTAATTTGTCTGGTCTGTTCATTGAAAAACCTCTGTAACCTCTTCTTTTTAAATGATAAAGTAATCTAGGTTTATTATTCTCTGCAAGTATAGGCATACCATAAAAAACTAATGCCATTAATACATCTTCAAAAAATATCTCAGCTGTTTGAGGTCTAGCAACATACTCTAAAAAAAACTTACTATTAGGCACATCACTTACCATTGAAAAAGTAGTTAAACCATGTAACGCTCCATTAGAACCTCTACCTCCTACAGTTCCAGATATATCATATGAGTCACATCCAAAAGCACCTAATCCATTGTTGCCAGCATATTTAATACCATTTTTAACTAATGTATTGTTTTGTATGTTTTTTGGTGGTATCCAAGATATTTTAAATCTACCGTTATTAGTTGGTGTCCAAATAACTTCAGTATCTTTCATACCGTTTTTCCATGAAAACGAACCTTTAACTATATGACCTTTAGCAGTCATTTCTTCGTTAAAATCTATCTGTTGGTATATCTTAGTTAAATTAAATAATGAATTTACTGTTTCATCTCTAAATGCGTGCTTTTCAGATCTCGGAAATTGTCTGTAGTATTCATTTAAAGCATCACTATCGTTTTTTAAACCTTCAACCTCATTATCCCAGTGTTCGATAACTCCTGTATATATTCTTTCGCCATCAATTCCTTCAATCGGTTCTGATGGGGTGTCGAAGACAGGATAGCCATACTTATCGATAAATCCTTCGTAACCCCATTCCATAGGTATGAACAAAGAATATAATCCACTTGCAGTCTGACCATTGCGGTTTCTATTTGTGACATCTGAGTTATAAAATAATTTTTTAAAGTTATCTCCACCTTTTGCTAAAGCATTAGACGTTGATCCCATCATACATTTACCTACAATTTTTGCACCGAGCCTGAGGCAGGTTTTCGTGATCCTCCAGTTGTTGAGGATGTTGTCGGGCCTCTCCCACTTCCCCGATTCGTCGTGGACGAGGAGTTGTAGTTTCTCCCCATCGTACGAGTTGTCGCCCGTGTTCTTCCAGTCGATCGTGGTATCAAGGCCTGCTCCCAATCTTTCTTCTTCTTTTTGATTGGTTTCCTTAAGGGAATTTCTGGTAAGTCTT